CCCTGCTCCTCCATGTGCGTGGCCAGGATCCGATACGGCATGCGAATGCCCGGGGTCGGAAACGCCGTGTGTGTGGCTTGGGAATGCCCCCGCCTGCACCGTGCCCAGCGTTCTTGCATTTGCAGTGTCAGCGTCAGTCCCGGTGAAACGCCGGAACATGTCACGCAGATCCGGGACGCGGAACGTGTTGGCGTCGACGTCGACGAAGTAATGACCGCCCTTGTTTGCATCCCAGAATGCCTGCGAGACCACAAGACCGTTTTCCCTGGCGTAGCCCCACAGCCGTGCATACGCGACCTTCGGCAGAAGCCCCCCCACGGCGTCCACCTCGCTGGCCAGCGGAGCCAGAGTATGGCCATCTACCGGGCGCCCGCAAAGCGGCGAGCGATAGCCAGTGAAATAGGCGGACTGCGACCAGATCCAAACCTCGCCGCACTCGGCCACGACGATCGGCCCAACGTCTTCGGTGGGCAGATCGGAAATCGAGAAGCACAGGGGCCGGTTCTGTACGGCAACTGCAATCAGACGCTTGATGGCCGCCGCGACCTGGCCGTTATCGTGTCGGTCCGGGTCGATGTCGCCCGGAGCCTGGATGACGCCCATCAACTCGGCCTGAATCGCATTAAACGCATAGGCCGGCCACTGCGTCGCCGGAGTGTTGGTCGCGGGGTTCCCGTCTGTCGCCCAACCAGGCGTCCCAGTGGCAGGGGCCGTGTCCGCTCGCTCCTGCGTCACAGTGTTTGGCGCAATCAATAGATCCATAGGTCACTACTCCGAATAGGAAAAATTCAAGACCGTGTGCGCCGGCTTCACCGATTGCAGCTCGCACTGCAGCACGTTGTTGGTCCAATATGAAAAAGGACTCCCGAAGGAGTCCCCAAATCTCAGCCTATTGACCGTGAAGGTCGGCGCATTTATCTGCCAAGCGTGCGCCCAGTCAACGCCACCGAACGGAGTGCCAAAGCGCTTTCCAAACCGGGAGGGCATGAATTGGGTCACCGTTACCTCGTACCCCAGGCTCTTGGCCAAGCCCGTGAAATAAGGTATCGACTGCCCCCCTGTCGCGGTAAGCCTCGCAACTACCTGCGCCCGGCGAGCCTGTATCGTCGGTGCCGGTCCGGCGCAAGGGTCGGGCAACCCCAGGGTAAGCTCCCACTCGGGAAGCAGTTCATAGGTCGACCCCGGAAAGGCGTCTACAAGAAGCTGATTTGCCCGAGCCGTGCTGTCTTCGTAAATTGTCACCAGACCAAGCAATGCACGGCTCTGGACGCTGCTGACATCCCGCGACCAAACGCGCCCCCGGGGCAGGAGGCTCATGAAGGCTCGGAGGAAGTCCCCCGCTCGCAAATTCAAGCCCATTCCTCACCCCCTACAAGTAGGTGACGCCACCAAGCGTTGGCAGCTGTCCGATTCCGTTCGTGACGTTGCCCGGGTAAAGGGTAACAACGCCATCCACCGTGCCAGCGACCTCGACCAGCAGCCAGCCTGACGCGCCCGAGACGCTGTTGATCGCCCCTTCGATGTCATTACGGTTGATCGTCCCGCCGCGGGCATCTCCTGTACGAAACAGCACATCAGCCAACGCGGCAGATATTGCGTTTCGCGTCGCCGTGCCGGCGCCCGACAGCCCGGATATCTTGAAATGGAGGCTGTTGTCCACCGGCGCGCACGCAAACACGAGGGCGGTAACGGGCTGCAGGCCAATCAGCGCGTCAGCCAACACCAGCTGGTCGCCGGTTGCCACTACGTCGCGCGGCAAGCCATCAGGCCCCAGATCGTGCTGCGATATTCCATTGGCGCCCTGAGGGAATCCACCGTGCTGGGACTGCGCCGTATCCATCATGAACCGCAGAACCACCGTCCCCGCCCCCATGCCGTTGGGCGAACACCAGGCACGGCTTACCCCTGGAACGGCCAGCGCCCAGCGGACGTAGTCATCCGCACTGCCACCGTGTGGCGTCTCCTGATAGGCGGCAATGACGCGCTCACTGTATGCGTCCGGGGACTCCACGTCGGCCCCGGTAGCGATCGCGCCCACGACTGTGCCGGTGGATTGCAGACCCGTGACGGTCGAGGAAAGGGTTACCGGGGTGCCGGCGGAGCAATTCCCTGCGGCTCCAGTCGCCGTGGCACGCAGGACTACGGCCGCCTTTCCGTCCGACCCAACCTCCTGAGTTTCCTCGACGGTGTAAGCCGTGCCATCTGCCCGCTTGACTTCGATCCCGGCACTGATGACCACCCCAGCGGTTCCTGTGAACTGGGCGGTTATCACGGCCGCCACGGCGTCCTTTCGAAACACGTTCTTCATTGCCCCCCAGCCCGCCAGGTACTCGTCTGTCGCGGTCCAGGGAACGGCCTGCTTTGAGATCCAATCGATGTAGCCGAAGTGCAGGTGCGCAAGCCCCGCTTGAGCGACGCCCAGCACGCGCAAGACCGCCTTACGCAGGAGTGCGTTCGCGCCATCCAGGGTCGCGTTGATATCCGCCAGAACCTGATTCCTCAGTTCTGACAGCGTGGGACGAGAAAATGGCATATCAGTTAATTCCGTTCCAGGCCCAGAGATATTTCCCTGTGTGCAGGGAATCACCACCAGGCGAATAGGCAATGATCTGTGCGCCGAGAAAGGACTCTCGGACCCACTCCACGCTGATGTCAAAGCGCGCCACAACCCCGTCATCGATCAGCCACTTCAACGCCTCTGCCAGATAGTCGTAGGCGCGATTGAGCGTCGTCTGGGTCTGCTTTTCGCGCTGCAGGAGCCAGAGCTTGCTACCCAGTGGCGCATCAGGGTCGAACTGGTCGCCCCACCACCCCCGAGGATCTCCTGTTCCATCCGGGATGACATCATCCGACGCTGCCATCGCGTCGGTGAAGACGCTGACCAGCATGGCAGTCGCAAGATCCGCGCCGGTGAGCAGCGCGCCTTCCGACAATATCCAATCGCCGTGCGCAACGGCAGCATCCCAAACTGTGCGGATATCGCTCATTGCGGCACCTCGGGCTTTTCAGAGGTCACGGTCGAGCCGCCAGACTGGACATTTTTCACAGGATGAAGGTGGTCGTTGAACACTTCGCGCATGCCCTTCATGGTCCGATCGTTTGACTCGTAGTTATCCTGCATGTCGCCCGTCGACTTCACCAGAGGTGCCTTCAGGTCGATACCTCCAGGCGCGATGATGGTCAGCTTGCCGCTCAGGTTCCAGGTCACGTTTTTCGCGTTGTTCACGACCACGTCCTGGCCCTTGGCCTCAACGACGATGCCGCCATCGGCGGTCAGGTAGACATACTTTCCGTCTTGGCTGTACAGCTTCGTTTCACCGGCCAGGAGGCCGCGCGGCCGGCTCCCTTGATGGTTGACCCCGACCACCATGGTGGACGAGCGGTCGCCCGACACCGCGGCTAGAGCAGCGTCAGATCCCACTGGAGGATTCGACGTAAGGCCGAATTCCTGCGGACGAACCCGCCTGTCCGCCACTTCCAACCCGCTGGCCCTCACCTGCATCAACTGCACCGGCCCGCTGTCATCCACGGCTGTGACGACACCGCGCCCAACCATCATCTGAAGCCGGCGCCACAGCCTTTCAATTGCTTGTTCCATATCACCCCACCACTTGGTCCGGTGCGAATTGAGCCCAGATGAAGGGCTGCTGATAGAAGGCCTGCGGCGGCATCAGCACCACGTCGCAGGTGGTACCTGCGCGCCCGCGGTTGTAGGTCGTCTCGGCGATCAGCCACGAAACAGGCGCGACCTCGGATCCCAGCTTCAAGGACGGAATCGCAAGGGAAGCCATCGTGTTGGGCGTGTACAGCGCCCCCGCCGAATCCCGCCAATTGTCGGTGTTCAGCCGGACAAAAAAGGACCGCCCCTGCCGCCGAGACATTTCCCACTTCGCCCTGTCTTCAGCCACCGCGCTTCCTCCCAGAAGGTTCTCCGACAGCACAACCCGCGGTCGATAGCGAGGCACGCTTTCATCCACCAGATGCGCGATCTGGTTCGGAGCGCCACCAACATCGCTGAACTGGTCCAGCCCCTGATAGATCGCGTAGTAGTCGCTGAACTTCTGATCCATCGAGTACGACGCGACGGCCGAGCCAATATTCACGCCCTCCTGGAAGCCACTAGCCGCGGCCTGTAGGCCGATGCCTGAAAGCAGCAGATCGCCCGACGGCGTGTCGTACAGTAGAAGACCACGGTATCGGCAAACCCGCTCCAGGACGTCATAGGCGCTCTCGCCAGCGATAATTACTACCTGCTCGATGGGAGCCCCCTGATTCGTACCTTCGGCCAGGCTCGCCTTGATGCCAAATGGGGCGCAAAGCGTCTGCGCGATATACAACGCGCTGGCATTGGTAAGCTGAAAGCCATCGAAAACCGCCGCGCAGTCCACAATGTCCTGGCACTTGCTACGCCCGACCAAGGTGACCGAATGCGCGCCGTCGGTATACGAAGGCACGAAGCGATCAATCCAGCCGGTGGAAACTCGGTCCTCCCCGAGGAACACTTCGCAGTAATCCCCTGGCTGCACCTGCATTTCAGGCCTGGTCGCTATCGGATAACGGTCCGTCATCTTCACCAGGAAGTCCGAAGGGCAACGCTCAATGCCTCTCGTAAAGCGCACTTCCTGCCAGCCGCCGAGAATTCGGGTGTTGGACAGTTCGTACCCTCTCCCGACACGGGTCGATGTGGAAATGCGCAGCGTCAGATCATCACCATTCATTTCGACAAAGCCTCAAACTCGGGCGGCATGAATGCCGGGTGAATCGGGTTGACCTGCCGCACCAGCTCTTCGGCGCGCGCCGGATCCCGGTAAATTCGATTTGCCAGCGCTAAGGAGGGCTGAGAAGCCTTGAAGGAGAACACCCCCATCTCGGCCAGATTGCCGCCCCTCGATTGAAGGTCAGCGACGACAGCCTTCCGCAGCTGACGCAACGCGTCATAGCTCGCATCGTCTCCTCCATCGCCCGCGATCAGGATCTCGCTGTCCAGGATTCCGACAACCTCCGTCTGCACCTTCAACGCATCCTCTTGCGAGAACGGCTGGTAGTCGGCAGCTGCCTGAGCCAGCGCGGCGATGGCGACGCGTCGAAGATGGGCGGAACATGCATCGTTCGCGGTCTTGATCGCCTGCCCGATAGGCGAATTGGTCGATTCCCCCGTCGGCTGGAAGGTCGCCAAACGCGCCAGCATCGCCATGCCATCAGCCGGATCAACCGCGGTGGCCGCTACCGACTGCACGAACGCATTGGCGGCATCGCCATACGCCACGGTGTCGGCGATGTTCGCCGCTGCCTGCTGCAACTTCACGCCGGCCGCGGCAACGGCAGCGCTGGCAGCCACGTTCGCCGCCAGCAAGTCGCCCGCTGACGCCCCGGGGGATGCCTTTCGATTCGAGGTCAGAAAGCCCGAATTCCCCCCGCCAAATAGCCGCCCGAAGTTGCCGCGCAAGCTGGAAACCGCGTTGAAGACTCGGCGCACGCCATTCACGATCCCGACGGCCATCTGGTAATAGCGCAAGGCGGTGTTCACCACCTGGCGGACAACCGCAACGCCTTGCCTGACCGCGGCGGCGACCCTGCGCGCCATGTCCAGCAAGCTGCCCTTCCGAACAGCATCCGCAGCCTCGCTCACCTGGTCGCCCGTTGACTCGCCGGACTGCGGGTACTTCCGCTCGCCGCTGACGATGAGCGACATAGTGAACTCGAAGACCCGCCCAAGGTCCTTACGCTCTTCCAGCTCCAGATCCAGACAAACGACGTTGGCGACAGTCCCCAACGTGGGATGAACCAGCGTCTTCGGACCGGCGGTCTCGCAGACCGTCAGGAAGGCTTCGCGTTGGCCTACCACGCCCCCACCGCCGTATATGGCGCTGTCTTCGATAAGGAACCCATGGATCCGGAATTGTCTGGGCAGCTTGCCTTGATCCTCTGCCCATACCTCGTCTCGATATGGGTAGACGTGAACGGCCTGGCGACGACCGGCATGCAGCCGCGCCCCGTTCACTCCGAACGGAACACCGCCATACGAAGCTTGTTGTAGCGACGCCTCCCAACTGCCAGCACCAGGCCCGAGTAGGTCACCGATGGCATTAGCAACCCCTCCAATGCTGCCCGCGACCTTTACGACGTCTGTCACTTTCATGGCATCGCTCCCAGCCCCATTGAGTAATTCACGCGCGTCGACATCCCCGTGCCATCGCCACTCGTCGCATCAACACGCGTGCCAGGCGGCGCCGACACGTTGACCTGCAACGTCAGTTTCTGCAGCGACGCGTCGAGAGCATCCTTCAGACCATCGACCCCCGGCCCGGCGCCCATTCCTGCCATAGCCCCCTTCCCGCCGTCTCCGCCCGCAAAGCCAACCGGTGTAGCCGTCTGGCCCAAGCGACCAAGAACATCCCTGTAGTACTTCTGAGATTCCGCGGGCATGCCTTCAAGCCCAAGCCGCTCTAAATTGCCGATGCCGCCGTTGTACGCCGCCAGCGCCTTCTTCACATCGCCACCGGTCCGGCCAAGAAGCCACTTTAGGTAGCGGGCAGCTGCCTCTGACGACTCTTCTAGATTGTTGGGATCCTTGAGACCCCATTCCTTCGCCGTGGCAGGCATAAACTGAAAATGCCCTTGTGCGCCAGCCGAAGACAGCATGTTCCTGCCACGCCCAGACTCCTGCAGCCAGACGCTGTCAAGCAAACCTTGGGGCAACCCATGCTGCTTCTCCAGGTTGTCGAACAGGGCTGCCGCCATAGCGTTCGGCTGCCCTCCCTTGAGTTGCTCCAACTTCGCCGAGTATTCAGCGATGTCTCTTTCTAGAGGCACCTTTTCCGCCTGGTATCTCGCGGCACTTCCTGGATCAAGCTCAATCAGTTCGTCCAACTCCTTGATGCGCGCTCTACGGTCGGCGATCCGCTGCTTGACTCCTTCCGGCGTACCAGTCATCTGGTGCTGGAGATAGGCTCCAGTAAGCGCGATTGGTGCCCCTACCGCGGCTGCAGCGAGTGCCGTGCCGCCGAGCGCCGTACCGAAGCCAATACCACCAGCCGCCGCACCTGCTCCGGCCGCACCTGCCGCGCCCGCGGCCGTAGCCTGGAGTGCCAAAGCGGCCGCTCTCGCCGCACTCAAGCTCGTCACCAACGCAGCCAGGGAAAGGCCCCACTGCGCCATAGTCGCAGCGAACTTGATTGCGACGATGCCGGCCAGCGCGTTGCCCCAGCCGCCAAATGCGTCGGCGATCTTGTTCACGCGCTCGTACCACGCCCCCCAGTCGATGCTGGCGATCCACGAGGTCAGCTTTCCAACTGCCTCGGCAAAACGGTCCGCGATGTTCACGCGGTTTTCATCCAGCCATGATCTCAGCTTCTCGATCATGGGAGCCAGGACCGGAATGAGCTTGTCGCCGATGGTGTTTGCCAGGGCGCCCGTGCTGGCCTTCAGCCCGTTGATCTTGTCCTGAAACATGGTCGCGCGCTCTATCGCTTCGTCGCCGAAGATATACCCCCGCTTGCCAGCTTCGGCGCGGTCAGCGTCGAAAGTGCCCCGCTGGATCATGGACAACAGCGCTCCCATCCCCAGCGCGTCCGCCGCGGTCCTTTGGCCCGCAGGATTTTTGATCTTCCCCAGAGCGGTCAAGATGTCGTGCTGCGTCCGCTCGTAGTCGATCTGGCCGTCTTTGCCGCGGGACACTCTCACGCCCAGGCGCTGCATCAGCATCATGGCCTGCGGGTTGGCCCCGAACGCGGCTTCCCGGATGGTGTTCTGCGAGGACAGCATGCTCTGATCGAACTGCTCTGCGGTCACCCCTGCCCGCTTGGCAGCGTAGTGCCATGCTTGCAGCCCACGCGTCGACATGCCCAGCTGGCGAGAGGTCCGCTGCAGGCTCGCTCCCAGATCCCCCCACCGTTGCGCCAGCGCGCCGACGCCGGCGGCCCCCGCTAGGCCGACAAGCGCCGACATGCCAGGGATGATGGACGAAATTCGATCAGCAGCGGTCCGGGCACCCTGCGAAACCGAATTCAGACTGGATGTAATCTTGCCCAGCGCGGTCGCGCCGGTCTTGCCCACGCTTGTCAGGCGGCCAGACATCCGCGCCGCTCGATCCCCAATGCGCGAGAACGAGTTGCCGACCTTATTGCCCACCTTCGAGGCGTTATCTATCGCCGAAATTCGGAATGCCAGTTCATTGGCCATGTTGTGCCTCCAAGCGCTCTGCCATGACGTGCCACCACCGCAGTTCACTCAGCCGTAGCCGGAGAACCTCACGCGGCGGCCAGGCGTAGAACTTCGCCACCGCCGCCGTCATCAGTTCCCAATCAGGCACTGGCCGGACTACTTTCCCGCGCCGGCGTCCTCTTCTTCTGCGCCAATCTCGTCCTCGTCGTCGTTCATGAACGAAGTCAGGTAGTTGGACGCCTTGGTAAAGTCCCGCGCGCCGACGCGGTTGACCACCGCGATGGGCAACGTCGATATCTTGGCGATGAGCTTGCGCAGCGCATCTCCGGCGTCCTTGGCGCTGTCCTTGTTGAAGGTGAGAAGTTCTTCTACCACCGGCTCGCGCAGGAGCATTTCGGTGAAAGTCTCCGCGTCCGCCCCCTGGCCCAACGTGATGGCTTTGCGCAGGGTGATCGTGAATTCATCAGGAATTTCTTTCTTCGGCATATCAGCTCACGGTCTGTTCAGAAACGAGGGGACCTTCGAACTTGACATCGAAGGTGGCTTCGGTCGTGTCAATTTCCTGCGCGTCAACGCAGGCCATGCTGCGCCCAACCACGGTCTTGCCGTTGGCGAGTTGCAGTACCACCGTCGCATTGCGCATGCGGTTGAAGTCGTAAACCGTCAGATTCCCAGCGTCACGGCAGGTGAAGGAAATCGAGCCAGGGACCGGCATTTCCTTGACCCCGTGATATCCATCCTGGCCCACCAGGCTGGTGCGGGTGACTGTGGAGGGGCTGTACTTTCCGGCTCCCTCCAACATGTAGGAATTGCCGTCCACCGAGATTTGCGCGGTGCCGGCCAACAGATTCGCCATAATCGGCTCCTATAAATGAAGACGCCGCCCGAAGGCGGCGCTATGCCACAGCCGCGCGGGTTTACGCGCTGGCGGCCTCGCTGGCCGGCACGATATTGCTGAACTGCATGAGCAGGGCGAAGATGCGCAGCTGGTTGATCAGGATTGCCGGATACAGCACGTCCACCCGGTTGGGGTTGGTGCGGTTCTGCTCCACGATCAGGCCCTTGGCGAACACGTCAGCCCCCTGCACCCAGCCGCTGTCGTCCTGCATGGACTGGTAGTCCGCCGTCAGGTCGGCCCGGATGGTGCTGGGCGTCACGATGTTGGATCCGGGCGCCGGCCGCGTGCCGTTTGCCGCCAGCTTCTTGCGGGCGTACTTGGACGTCACCACCAGCTTCAGGCGCCGCAGGACCGCCGCCAACGTGTTCATCGTCTCGACCTCCAGATAGCTGTTGTCCGGCTGGCCGAACGCGTTCAGCTGGTAGGTCGTGATGAGGTTTTCGATTGCCACCGTGCCGTCGTCTGCCACCGTGAATGTGCTGATGCCCGTATAGAGTAGGGTGTTGCGGTCGGTCAGCTGGAACCGCGACTCCAGCGGCGGCGGCAGGAAACTCGCCAGCGGAACGGTTTGCATCGGCTGGGCCGGATCTGCGCGGCACGATATCGCCGCCGCTGCCGTCAGATCAGCGGCCAGGATCCACGAGGGCGTCGGCGAATTGTTGAAGCCCATGATGGATACATGCTCGTCGTTGCGGGTGGCGCCAAAGGTATGGCATTCCCCCAGCGTGCCGCGGAAGCCGCCGTAGGCGTGCCCATACAGCCCCTTGGACCAGCTCCAGCGGCCGGTCGTCGTGGACAGAAACGCCTTGACGGCATTCAGCGACGCGGCATCGTTGTACGGCATGGCGATGAAGTCGAAGGTCATGTCGCCCAGGTTGGCCAGCGCAGTGGTCAGCGTCGGGTTGACCTGTCCGCCGGACATCGGGGTGATGGTGACACCCAGGCCGGCCGGGAGCACTTCGCCACTCAGTGCGCCGTAGAAGTTCAGGCGCACGTCGATGTCGTTGCCCGCCAGCCCCTTGTTCTTCGCCGTCAGGTTCACCTTGGTGGCGGACTCCGCATCCACCGCGGCCAAAACCGGCAGATCAACGGCGGCGTTGATCTGCGCCGCCAGCGCCGTCGCAAGTTGAGCGGTCGTCATGCTCGGCGTGCAGACCAGTGACACTACCGGCGAACCGGAGAATGCCGCGACGTACAGGGACAGCACGCCAGTGGCCGTCGCCGCCGCAGTGAAGCTGATTGCGCCCTTGGCTTCGGTGGCGGACGCATCGTCAGCCACAGGGAGATACCAGACCTCACCGAAGCTGTCACGCGCGCGATACACAGCCGTCATGAGCGCCAGCATAGAACCCTGGCCGCCCAGCACCTTCGCCTCGTTGGCGCCCTGGGAAATCGCCGGCTTGCCCGGAACCGCCGTGCCTGCCGTCGTGATCTGGCCGATAATCAGCGCGCGCTGGTTGATCTGACCGGTGTTCGCGCGACTCGGGTCGATGTCAGCGAAGAACAACGGAACCCGCAGATTCTGCGGAATGTTGGGAAACTGGATCATTTACTTGCCCCCTTATTGGGCAGTGCCGGCGGCACCTCGTTGCTGGTCGACGTCCGCGCGCCAGGGGCGTCCGCTTCGACCACGTCGCCGTCGCGCATGCGCGCCGCCCAGTACAGGTCGTTTTCGTCCACGGGCATGCCCTCTTCGGGCATGAACTGTTTGCGTACCGGGTCGAACACCTTCAGGCCCGGGCGAGGTTTGATGTACATGCGAAGCTCCTATTGCGGAAGGTCGATATCCAAGCCGGGAACAGCAGTGCCGTCAGGCACCTGAACACGCGTGTCCACCCCTTCCAACGGATTTGTGGGCACGGGAAAGAAGTCCTCCGGCCCTTGCACGAACTCCAGTCCCAGCTCCACCAGCACGCTCCCCAGGTGGTTTGAGGCGCCCTCAGGCCCAGGCACAATGCGCGTGCGAAAGTAGGAAAATTGGTTGAGTTCCCGCATGAGCGGCGGGTAGTTGATGACCGCGGCCTTGATCTGGTCTCGCAGGGTCTCCAGCTTGACCTGCAGGGCCGCTGCGCCGGCGTCGTCCGGCTCACCGGGATGAGCCGCCCTTGCCTCGACCACCAGCGCCGAGGTCACTGTGAATGCAGGGGCGCCGCTTCGACCGAACGACACGCCATCCTCGTCGTTCGTCCCGACGAACAGGACGGGATACTCTCCGTCCCAGGTGGCTTGGTCGCGCGGCGAGTACGCGCGCCTCCCTGCGTCGGTCGTGTCCGTCAGCGCCTGGACTGCCAAGGCACGAAGTTGATTTGTCGTGGTCATAGCTTTTTCAGTTTCAGGTGTACCCAGCCCATGCCGTCCGGCTGCTGTTCAAAGACAAGGAACGATTCGCCGGTCTTCTTGCGGGTGATGCGGTCGTCCTTCGCGGGCGCCCGCGGCAGATCGGCCAGGCGAAAGCCCGCGCTCGGTGCTGTCGTCACCCACCCGACGCCGCCCTGCCCATCTTGGAACGCCGTCTTGTAGGCATCGGTGAAGACGCCGGGCACGGGCACGGGCTCGGACTTGCCGCCGCCCACAGGTTGATAGACCAGTTCCTCACCAAACGCGCCGTTAATGGCCTGGTTGACCTGGTCGAAATCAACCATGTCAGCCTCGGCGGATCTGGGGACCGGCGGCGGATCCGAAGCGCGGACCGTTGTCCCGACGAATCACCGGCGCTTCCGGATCCTCCAGGAAGCCGAGCTGCCGCAGGCGCTCTACTTCGGCGGCGGGCAACTCAATCTCTTCGCCTGCCGCCAGCGACTTTCCGTCATCGACCAGCAGCGTGCGACCGCGCGCGACAACGGCCGCCACGAGCTTCGCAGCGGCCGGCCCCTTGTCCTTCTGATTGTTGGCCGCGCTCATCATTCCACCGCCGGGTCGCAGACGTTGGCCGACAGGCACGCATTCACCCGGCTGGGGATGACGATGGGCGAAGACTGCATCATCAGCAGACGTTGCGCCGGATCTTCTTGCACCCAGGTCTTGGGAGCGAACGGCAACGACTGGTAGTTGAAGGCGGGATCCATAATCTGGCCGAACGCGCGCGTGCCCTGCAGGTTCGGGCCGGACATGATCACGTCACCGTCGTACAGCATCGGGCGTTCGGTATCGTTCTCGTCCACGAACCAGTCGTTGTAGAGCCACAGGTCGAATTGGCCCCACTTGCCCTTGTAGACCGCGCCCTGCTTGACCTCGGCCCCCGGGTTGATCACGTTGCCGAACGATGCCTGGGCCGGCAGCACGATGGCGCCCTTCAGGGCCGGATCGAGAATGAAGCCGGCCCACGAGCTGGGCGTGAACACCAGATCCGACGTCGTCGCGCCGGAACGCTTGAGGATGCGGGTCGCCCAAGTCTCGATGTCGCGCGTCGGCGACGCCGTGCCCGCGGCAATGTTGGCGGCTGTCCACTTCCGGTTCGAGGTAAGGGCGACCGTCAAGTCCGATGCGCGACCGAAGTCCACGATCACGGTTTCGAAGCCCTCACCTTCGATGGTGACCTGGCCCAGACGCAGCGCGCTGGCCGCCATCCATTCCAGGCGACGGGTCAGGATGTCCACCTGGTCGGTCATTTCAGCTTCGAGGTTGGCCATCTCGCGCTCGATGCCCTTGAGGTCGCCGCCGATGCGTTCGCCGATCATACGGCGGACCGGCTTGAGCAGATCCGGGGCGCGCTTGTCCTTGATGTAGGCCGGTTTGAAAGTGTTGGTCTGGAACCGGCGCTGTTCGACCAGCTTGCCTTCGACCAGGGGCGAGACAAACGGGGCCATGCGACGCTTGCCGATGTCGACGTCGATGGCAACCTCTTCGCTATCGGACGTGATGATGTTGGGGAAGAACCTGTCCAGCAGGAAGGACTGCGCGGTTTTCAGGTTCGGAACGACCTGGATCAGGTCGATGGTGCTATAGACCAAATTGGAAGGCATTCGTCATCTCCGTAGAGTGTTCTGGCGATCTGAAGAAAAAAGGCCCCGCTGGGCGGGACCTCTCTCGTGCGTTGCGCGTGGTTCTTAGATCGGGTCAGCCGCCGAGACCGACGACTTGACGTGGATCGCGTACTGGCGCAAGGCCGCGGTCAGCGCGGGCAACGTCCAGCTCGGGTCGTAATGCAGCGCGCGGCCGTTCACTTCCACCTGGACATATGCGCCGGCATTGACTGGCCCGGCCGTGGCGTCCGCATGGTCCGCCAGAATGGCCGAGGGAACCTGACTGCCGTCGCTCGCGCCTTTCGCCGAGAGAACGAACTGGCCGACCGCGTCGTTGACGTCGATCACGAACTCGTCCCCGGCCACGAATGCGGTGGCGCCAGCGGCGATGGTGAACCCCAGGCCACCCTGGGTGTATGCCGTGCCTACAGTCGCATTCGCGAGCGTGGTTCCTTCCGGGTCGACCACCTTGAAGGTGGTGGCGGCAGTGGCGGTCAGAAGGTAGTTTCCCAGCTTGGCATCGGGGCCGACCGTGACGGCACCGATGGTGCCATTGCCGGTGTTCTCGTCAGCAGCCGTGGTAACCGCGGTGCTACTCGTGATCATGCCCAGGACCGATCCGCGCGGCAGCTTTCCGGCGGCGAGAATGATCGGTTGCGAAACGATCTGCAGACCGCCGGCGATCAACTGATCGGGAATGTAAACATCGGCCCGGATGCCGGGCTGTTGGGGATTGTTCCCCACGGAATTGATGGGAAGCGTCATAAGGAATACTCCTGAATAGCTGAATTGTGATGATCAAGCCTCGCCGCGGCGCTTCTTGGCAGCGGCGACTATCTTCTCGGCCAGGGTCATCTGAACTTCGCCACCACCCGATCCCGGGTTGGGCACGTTCGCGCCCTGCATGCGCTCGGACAGGGTGCGGCGCGCCGGTGGCGCCTGGTCCGCCCTGCCTGCGTCCAACGCGGCGATAGCGGCGTTGGACGACATGCCCGTGTCGAAGGCAAATACGCAAGCCTGTCGCGCCACGCCCAAGCGCAGACCGTGGGCCACGATGCGGGCGCAGCGTGCCCGCTCGGCCGCCCTGGCGGCCTTCTTCGACGAGTCCTTTTCCTTGTCGTCGCCGTCGTCGTCCTTTTCGGCGTCCGGGTCTTCCCCGTTTTCCAGCACGTCGTCGCGCTCGTCGTCTTCACGGTCACGCTCTTCCATGCGCCGGGCATAGTCCTCGTCGGACTCGCCCTCCCGCTGCTTGCGGTCGTCGTCCGGCTTGTCCTTGTCGTCCTCGTCGTCTTGTTCAGCGCGGGCGCCTCGGGCGCGCCCCAGGCCCAGCAACGAGGCGAAGGGGGCAGAAGCGAAGGTTTTCTTCTTCATTGCAGTAGTCTCACAGGTTGTTTACCGGCCCAGCAGGTCCAGCAGTTCAAGAAAGGCGGCGTCGGGCGCCATGACTGCGTCCGCCAAGCCGCGGCTGACGCCGGCCGCCCCCATGAAGCAGGCGGCCTGTGTGTCGCGCACGGATTCGGGCGCGATGTTTCGATTGCGGGCGACCGTCTCCACGAAAAGCTCGCCCATCGTGTTGATCTCGGCCTGGACACTGTTCAGCGCCTCCTCAGAGAGGGGAAGCTCCGGGCGGAAGTCCGCTTTGTGGCTCCCGTACGTGATGAAGGTCACCGCCACTCCCGACGCCGTCAGCGCCTTGGACAGGTCGACGTGCATCACAATTACGCCGATGGAACCGACGCCACCAGTGCGCGGCACGACGACCCTGTCGGCGGCGCTGGCAATCGCGTATCCCGCCGAATAGGCCGACTCCGTCAGGAGCGCCCATATGGGCTTGTCGCCCCGCAGGCCATAGATGGTGTCGACCAGGTCGAAACAGCCCGCGACCTCGCCACCCGGCGAGTCCACGTCGAGCACAATCGCCTCGACGGCCGGATCCGCGTGAGCGCTCAGGATGCTCTGCCGGATACCGTCATAGCCCGTCATGCCCGAATAGGGGCGCAGCGAGCCCAGCTTCTGCACCAGCGTGCCATGCACCTTGATGCAGGCGACCGGCGTATCGCCCACCATGTCATAGCCGGCGTCGCGAATCGTCTCGCCGGGTTTGGTCAGGTCGTCGTCATAGTCATCCCAGGCCATCGGGCGCAGGTTCGCTCCGTCCAAACGCATGATCTGGCTGACGCCCAGCCGCTCGGCGAGTGCGGCCATGATGACTTCCGCCTTGTCCTGGCGAATCGCCAGCGGCGTGTTGAACAGCCGCTGGCCCAAGTGCGCAAAACGCATTTATTTTTCCTCCGGTACTTGGACTGCGTCTTTCGAGTCCGCCCCCTGGAGCACTGCGGGAATGGGAAGCCCCAATCGCTCGTAGCGTTCCATTTCAATAGCACGGCGGTCGGCCACGTCGCGCCAGTCGGTGCCGGAGATCTCGGCGCATTCATCCTCCAGCGAAGACATGCCTCCATCGATCCCGAGCAGCGCGCCTTGGCGCTCCTTGACGATATCCACCAGGCCGCGGCCAGGCCCCATCCACTTAGCTCGCGCATACGCCGCGCGTGCCTCGATGAACTCAGGCGCGTTTCGTGGCATCGGATAGTCATCCACGTCCATGGATTCCTCCAGCCATGCGCAATAGATCGGGTGCGCCTGTCCAGACGCAAAGCCGATCCGTCGGCGGGCGAATGTCTTCCACGCCTCCAGCATCGCGGAACGATAGGCGCTGTAGTTCACCTCGGCCCAGTTCTGGCTGATCTGCTGTGCGGCCAACCCAGTCCCGGCCGAAAAATGCCGCAACATCGCGCTTTCGAACGAGGCGAAATTGCTGCTCGGGCGACTGGAGGCCACCGTGCCGATAGTCTCCCCCGGGTACAGGTGCGTCATGCCGACATCGCCCATGCGGGTTCGGCGCTCTTGGTGGAACTGCGAACGCTCGCGCTGGTACGCGCTGACCTTGTCCGAGCCGGACAGGGCTTCTTCGACCAGATCGGGATCGAACGGGCTTTGGATATAGGCCGCAAAGAACGCGTTGATGATGGCCGCATCCAGTTCGGTGCTGTCGTACTTGATCAGCATCTTGAACCGCTGGATCACCGGCGTCAGAAAGCCAACGCCACGGTGCTGCGACGCCCGATCATGGTCGAAGCTATGCACCACAATCGGACGCCCCCAATCCGTCTCTCGTGGGATACGGTCCCACCGCACGCTATCGCCCGCGCTGAACCAGTCTCCCTGATGAGCGCGCCGAATGTGATACCAGGTCGGAACGCCGTAACTGTCGACCTCCACGCCTCCGCGTAGCGCCTGCTGATCGAAGTTCTGCTGCGGATTCGAAAGACGGTCCGGGTCCATGATCTGCACGGCCGTTGCATAGCGGGCGCGCCCCACCCCGATGCGCTGCGGCAGCCAATGCAGCATCGAGAGCGAGTCGCCGTCGATGAGGTGATGTCGAAACCCCAGTTGCATCATTTGGGGGAACGACAGCATCCGCTCCGAATCGCAGTAGAAGGCAGGATCGTTCGCCCACGAGCGCCAGTTGGCTTCCACGGCCTGGCCAAATTCATCGGCCCAACGGTGATCGAACGCCTCGATGCCGGTCACAGTCCGCAGCCATCGATAATCGGGCTTCGAAATCGGCCGGAAATCAGGTCCGATGACGTTGTCGACGGTCCGCATCACCGCGGCGGTCGCCCAGCCGTCGTTGCGGATCAGGTCACGCGCACGCGCCGCGAGGCGGTCGCGATACATGTTGACTTCACCGTCCGGAGACCAGAGGTATGGTTGCCAATCACGCACGTGGCCGCCGTTCTGGTCGGCGGCGTCATAGGGCGCATTGCTGCCTGGCGCCAACATTGCTCCGCGACGGCGAACAGCAGGCAACGGCTTTCCGTGCCTGTCGAGGATAGAGATAGTGTTTTCCATCAGCGCATCACGAAGTTGATCTGCCGGCGCGCCCGAGGGGCGATGCCAAGCAGTTGCTGCAGGAGGGCAATTTCGCCCTGGAGCCTGCTCATATCCGCCGCCCTGTAGGTGACCGACTTAGATCCGTCCGACTGCGCGTAGCTGGCCGCTGCAACCTGCTTCCCGGTCAGGAGTTCAAAATAGGCGGCCTTCAGGGCGGCCAGCCGCGCCTGCATTTCCGCCCTGCTCATTCCGTCATAGACGCTCATTGCGTACCTCGTTATGCAAGTTTGCTCACACGCGAGCGCCCTGGCGCAGCCGACTTGACCCGCACGGAGGGACCGCCCTGGGCTGCGCCAGCCTGGGGCGCCGGCGCTACAGAGACTTCGCCCTCAGGCAACGGCGGCGCACCATGCAGAACCTCGGCCAGGTCCTCGACGGTCCGATTCAGCTTCAGACCGAAGTGGATCAATGCACAGAGCGCGGCATAGGCGTATACCCGGCAGTCCAGCGCCTCGTTGGCGCGTCCCGAGGGCAATTCCCAGACGCGGTACTTGTGCCCGCTCGCTTCCTTGACCACGATTCGCTCGGACGTGAGCTGCGCGTAGTAATTCAGATCGCGATCCGCGGGAAAGTGCATAAATCCCGGGCCCGGCGCGTCCTTGTTCAACCGATTCCGGATGGTGTCCTTGGCGGTGTTCACGCCGATGATGGTCGGGCGATAGGTGGCCTTGTTTCGGCGGCTCGGGACCTTCGTCGGCCAGACCGGCGAGCGCTGTCCATTCCGCGCGGATTCCCCCTTGATCGCATAGATTCGACGACCCAAACGGGCCTTCGCGAACTCGTAGACGCGCTGCGTGTTGTGGCCGCCGGAGTCGATACACGCGGACGACACGTTAAACGGCCGCCCGTCGTGGCGATACCAAGTCTTCAGCAAGTACGCATCTACGCGTGCCCACAGTTCGGGTGTCTCTGGATCGCCTTCGAACACCTCGTAGTCGATGGACCAGCTTTCCTCGTCTCGCCCCCAGCCGACCAGTTCACATTCCACACGGTCCGGCTGCACGTCCAGGCCGGCAGTCAATACCCCGACGCCGAAGGGAACTTGCGCAGCCCATAGCTCGCCGCGCGATGCCAGCGTTTCCAGATCCAGATCCTTGCCGCTGTGTGCCCGATAGGGCATGCCCATCTGCGTGTTCCACCATGCCTGCTTCAGATCCTCGTCATCCTTTGCCGCCAACCACTTCGTCGCAATGTCCGATGGCTTGTCCTTGCTCCAGGGGGAATAAAGCTTGCTGGCCTGAAAGCCGGCATGCTGGTTGTCCACGGCCCAAGTGCCGCAGTCTGGACACTTCACGCGATACACGGCGTGTCGCTCACTTGCCCACCAGTCCCACACGGCGTCCACTGCCGTAATGCCGCCACTGCCAGGGTCCCTGGCCTCGGCATCGCGCCAGGCGCGGTCGTACATGTCCAGGGGCACGTGACGGCTACCGCAGCAGTTGAAGGGGCGCGTCTGGTGCCAACGCACGGTGCGCAGCGTCATCAGACGCTCGCCTTCCGACCACCCCAGACCACACGCCTCGCAGAAGATTCGTGCGGTCCTGGGAAAATGCTCCAGCACCACGCCCTTGTCGTCCTTGCGCTTCTTCCAATCGACGTGACGGAAGAAGTCCAGAAACTGGCGATGGCCGCACCCGGGACAGCACACGGAGGCGCGCCGCTGGTCCGAAGACAAGTAGCTTTTCTCGATTCGGCTTTCGTCCTGCACGGTCGGCGAGCAAGCCCGGACCGACAACCAGTTGGCGCCGAAGCTCGCCGTACGCTCTTCCGCGAGCGAGATTGGATCGCCCTCCCGGGTGACAGGGTACTTGTCGACTTCGTCGGCAAGAATCACCCGCACTGGCCGGCGCGCCAGGTTGTCAGGACTGCCGGCGCCCGCCAATGCTAGGAAGCCCCCAGGGAATGACTTGAACAGCAGTGTTTCGTCGGCAGTGCGTGTCTTGCTGGATCCCACCAACTCTCGCAGCACCGGCGTCACCCGCACCATGGGGTTGATGCGCTCCTTGCTGAATTGCTCCGCGGCGTCTTCCTTAGGCTGCAGCAGCAACATCGGGCAGGGATCCAGGTGGGCGAAATACCCGAATATGTTCTCCAGCAACGCGGTCTTCAGCATCTGCGTGCTGACCATGGCCGTGATGACGTGTACGCCAGGTTCCGTCGGTGCGAGCATCGGGCCGCGCGCGACCTCCACAGTGCTGGTCGACCAGTTCCCCGAGGTACTACCGGCCTCCTTCGCCAGCTTCCGATATCGGTCCGCCCATTCCGGCACGCTGATGCGCGGCGGCGGCGTCCACCCCTGGCGAGCAGCCCGCCACAATGCGGCCTGCTTACCCTGGGCTGAAGTCGGCGGCGGGTTCGCCAAGTTCTGAGATTTGTTTGTGGACATGCGCAGTCAAAGCCTCGGTGACCCGGTCGGCCTCTTCCAGCCCAAGCTCGGCGGCCAGCAGCGGACCAATCTTCGCGGGCCAGTTCAGCCATGCATCGCGCTGCCCCCGAAAGGCTTCGAAAAGTACGGCCTGGGCTACGGCAAGCTCCACCAACGCCCCGGATTTCTGTTCGTATTCCAGCTGCCGCAGTAGCGCCAGCCAGTTCTCCTTTCGACGCAGGGCCTCGGCGTAGTCAACGCCGTCACCCTCGTTCAATAGCCGGTCGGCAACATCCTCCAGCGAGTCCCCATCCTCAACCGCCGCGTCGCTGGCGCCCTGGGCGTCAACCTTCTTTCGACTCGCCGCTGGCGTCGAGGGCGTTGTCGCAAACTTCGCAGCAGTCGCATTAGCCTGGCGCCACGGAGTGCCGACCAGGGCCGGGTCGATGGTTCCATCCTTCCTCGCCTTCAACCGGCCCTGCGTGATCGCGCGCCGCACCAGCGTGTCGGAGCAGCCTTCACGGCGGGCGAACTCCCGGATAGAAAGACCCTTTTCCGCTTTCGCCACGGTGCGAGCACCTCCCAAAGTCCTGTTCGCACCGAATTCCAGGCGCGATTTCTCACGGCGAGAATCCCTGCCAGCCCGCGTGGGCATTGCGTTTCGGCTGATCGCGCGAACATGCCAGTGCGAACCAAAGTGCGAACACCAGTGCAAACAGGTGTTCGCACCCTAAAACCCCCCGAATGCCGCGTGGATACTCGCTTGCGGCGGTTTTGGCGTTCCGGTGCGAACAGGTGCGAACACCTTTCACACCTTGGCGCTGGGCCCAAAACGCGGCGCGCAATGCCCGCGTTGCTTGACCCCCTAAAGGGGACCCATCCCCCTACCTGGCCGTCTTCAGCGCCTGAGCCAGCGCGGCGTCGAAGTCGCGGGGGAAGTCCCTCTCCACGACCTCGCGCGCCGTTGCACCGAAGTTCAGCTGCTTCTTGACGGGAAGCGCATCCCCGAAGCGGATCAATAGCTTCAGGCGCCCACCCCGGTTCTGTTGGCTTGCCAGCTGTCCAGTCGTCACGGCCTGGCGCCGCCCACCTGCCTTCACGCCACGCGCCTTCTTGGGCGCAACGCGCTGCCATACCCCGTTTACGGATTGGCCGTTGCGCGTGCGTATCGAGCCTACATAGACATCCGGCCTTGCCTTCATGCGCCCCATAGAGGCACGAGGCAGGTTGCCGTAGCCATTCAGCCTCACCCCCTTGGGATTCAGCAGCGCCCGGCTGTTCAGCTTGTGGACGCCGCCGGTCTCATAGGGCAGCAGGTAGGCGGCCGCGATCTTCTTGATGTAGACCACCGCCACCGGTGACGACTTGCGGGCCTTGCTCACCCCGACAGACTTCTGCGTGAATGGCGTCGGGTTGTCGAAGGTCGTCTTGATGTTGGCCTGTTCTGCGGCCTGGGCGCGTGCGGCGGTTGCGTTGATGGCCTGCGCCATCGCAAACGGCATCTGCTTCGATGTGAATGCGTCCATGCGCCGCAGGACGTCTTTCAGGTTGGACGTGATCTTAATTTCAAGCACGGCGCCCCCTGTCTACGATCTCGCCGGGTGCCACCAACTGCACACCGCCCGGCGGCGATGACCCAACCCCCACACGCCATGCCCAACGTGCGGTCCGCTGATTGCGAGGGTGGGGCTGTTCAGTCGCAAGGCGAAAGCCTGAACGGCTTTCGGTAGTGGGCGATTTTGTCTTGGGGCTGTGACCGCCCTGGGCACCTACAGTTGCGCGCGGAGTTTCTAGCTGAATCAGCGACTTGACGCGTTTACCGATCAGAGTAGCTGCATCATTCCGCGTTCTGATACATTTGGTTATTCGACCGGGCGGAAGTTAAAGCGCCAGCCCGTCCAAATCTTTGCTGAGGACAGAGCAATGGATTCAGGCAGTTTTGAGTCTCGTATGGGACTCCCCGAACGGAAATTCGAGGTACAACGCCAACTATCGAGCAACGCGTTACGCCAGGCGATTTGGAATTGGCTTTACATGACCCTGTGGAAGCCTGCAATTGGCCACACGACGGACGCCATGAACCAGAGACAATACGTGAAGCGATTCTGCCAGGATTTTTGGGTCATGGTCCTTAACGGTGACGTCAGCCGAATATCGAGCTTCTCTTCTGGAGTTATAGACAACCCCGCGTACCTTCACCTACACAAGCAGTGTATGGAGGGCCCATGGTGGTTTCCATATCGTCTTGTAGAGTTTTTTATCAATCACAAGTCGGTTTACAGCGGATACATAGCAGACTTGGAAACTTTGCTAGAGCGCTACGGATCGGCCTATCGCCTAATAGAAGGCAGGTTCGTTGAAATTACTACCGAAGAGCAGGTGCAAGCGGTGAACGCTGCGCTAACAGCAGCGGAGCCACCCGTAAGAGCACACCTAATCCGCGCGATGGATCTGATCGGAAGCATTGAGCAACCGGATTATCGAAACTCGATTAAAGAATCGATTTCAGCGGTCGAGGCGTGCTGTCGCGCCATCGCAGGCAAGAAGTCCGCCACATTGGCAGACGCCCTAAAGAGGATTGAAGGCGTTCACCCCGTGCTATCGGAAGCCTTTAAGAAGCTATATGGGTATACGAGCGACGAATCGGGCATACGTCACGCTTTGTCGCAGGATGACCGTGTCACCCATGCTGATGCAATGTTTATGCTCGTCGCATGTTCAGCCTTCATCTCCTATCTAAATCAGAACGTGGCTGCGAAATAAGCGCGTTGCCAAGCATACGGAATAAGGGCGACTCCTCTGCTATCGTTACCAACTCCTACACATGACGAAGGGAAAGAACGAAATGACTAACCCTGTGCCTCAACCGCAGCCTGTAAAGAGGGACGACTACCGCGATAAGAGCGAACGGCCTAGCCCGTCACGGGCGCCGACCCCCAGCCCCAACCCCAGGCCAGGCCGATAGCAAGAAACACCAGCGGACTAAGGATCGCTGCTAGGCGAACCCTATTCAGTGTGGTGGCGACGCGGTGGTTTCTCGCCGCCGCGTCGTTAATTCTCGCTTGGGCATTCTCAAGCTCATAACGCCTGACCTGATCCAGGGAAAGATCGGGATGGAGTAGGTTTTTCGGTTCGTTATAAATCGCGGGGATGTCGCCTATCCTCAAGCAACCGAGAACCAGACACAACCCCAGCACCAACAGATAAGCGGAAAACGCTGCGGCACCCACGGGCAGCCAGCCCCATGCTCCGGTATCAACAGCCTTCGCGGCATAAGCTAGCGCGCCCGCCATACCGGCGAGCAGAACGGTCAGCGTAGTGGTCGCTTCCTTAGCGATCATGTCCGCAGCTTGGTGGTGCTGTTTGAGGTTCTCAACGGCAGCCTTTTCCACCCAATCCAATAGTTCGCTCATCCCCGTTTCCCTTGATTGCGCCACCGCATTATGCGTCATTCGCGTCACCCGCCAGCAAGGATGGTTGAATGCTCAGCCAAGCCCGCAGAAATGCAAAAACCCGCCGGCTTTCGCGTGGCGGGTTTCTTGGGGCGGACTTCTGAGGAAATCCGTTATCGCTGATTATGGCGGCGAACTTCCGCACAGTCAAGGATTACGGGATAAACCCTCCGTCGCGCAGCAGCTTTTCGGCCGCAGCATGCGCCGCTTGCTCGACACCGTAGATGGGCTCCGCCCCCTTCTTCTCGCGCGTGCCCCGCAGCCAGTCATTCGTCCTGGCGCTGGCCCGCTCAACACTGCGAACCTTGCACGCATACTCGTCGGACAGTGATTGCAGAGTCCGCACGGTGCCGCTGTCATAGTAGCGGCGCACGAGGGCATACAGCAGTTCGCTATGGGCGGTGCGCATCGACAGGTATGCGCCGAGCGCCCCCGCGATCTTGTACATTGCAGCCGTCCACCCAGGGTGATCCGCTTCACTGTGGCAGTGCTTGCAGCTTGCCACGCGCTGCCCGTAGCGGGCATGCAGCACCGCCACGTGCAACGGGTCCAGGTTCCGTTCCAGAAACTGCCGAACCTTGCCAATCTCCGCGCAGCCATCCGCGCCGGACAGCGGGCCAGGCTCGCCCAGGCGCATGTCAGCCGCGCGGGCCATAGCTGGCCGGTTCAGCGTATGCCGCTCATCGCTGAATGCGTACGCCAGCGCCACGGCCAAACGCGCGAAGGGCGTATTGCGTTCGCTCATGCTTCCTCCGGAATGACGTAGACCGGATACACCGGCGCGGGCTCGTTGCTTCCGCCCGCGATGCGCAGCCACGTGTTCATCTGGTCCAGAGCATCGGCGTCATGGCGGGGATGGGCTGCCCAGAACAGCATCCACTGACCTCGCTCCGATTCGCTGAGCGTCATCAGGTGTTTAGCGAGTAGGCGGTCCAAGGTGGCGCGGTCGGCCAGCGCCACGCCCCCACGGCAGCGCCAGCAGCGGCACGGCGCGTATGCCATGCCAGGATCCGCGTTCGAATCCGCCGACTGATGAACGCGGCTGACAGATGCAGCAGCGGGGTTCTGAAACGGAATTTCCAGCCAAGTGTCGGAGTTGTTGTGATCGAGCATGATCATTTCCTTAAACGATTCCAGGGTTGTAGGGAGGGACGCGCAGGTAGCGCGCGACCAGCTCAACCGCAGAGCCGTCTCGGACGGACTTCTCGGTAAAGCGCAACACCCTCCAGCCCGCGAGGGTGGCGGCGTTGTACTTCTCGGTGTCTGCAACGAACCCGGAGCCCCTGGTGTGGCGCCCATTCGTCCAAACTCCGCCTTCAATCTCGACCGCGAACCGCTGTTCGGGCCAAGCAAAATCAAAACGCCACATGCGAGGGGGCGCGAACCGGTACTCGCGCTGCGGCTCGAGCACCTTCAAGGCGCGCAGGTCGCGCGCGAAGCGCTCTTCAAGCTGGCTCGGCGCCTTCGGAATGCGCCCGGCGAGTTTCTTCTCCGCCGGCGATCGAACAGCACGAGTTGCCATTACGCCGCCCCCCGCGTCTGCATCGAGTAAACGGGCGCACGGGTGAAGTGCGCGTAGTCCTGATAGCGGCCTGTCACCCGGTCATAGTGCAGTTCGACCATACCCACGCGGCCGACGAACTTCTTGCGGATTTTCTGGATGTGGATTTCCACCGGCTTGTGCTCGTCCTTGACGTGCCGGTACACCGTGATGCAGTTGTCGGCCTTATTGCGCCAGTGTGCCGATCCCGAGACGTCATAGGGCGTCGGGATCGGGTAATCACCGGACTCCTTGTCCTTGTAGAGCTTGGCCGGGTGCGCCACGACCCAAGCGTGTACGCCGTGCGCCCGGCAGAACTTGCGGATCTGCGACAGGGCTAAGGAGATGTACTCCGTTTCCGTCTGGCCGGCTGCGCGCCCGTGTTCGATCTCGTTCCAGGGATCCATGATCAGCCCACGAATGCCCTTGCGGGTCACAAGGCGGCCGGCCTGCTCCAGCAGGGCATCCAGGCTGGGCGAGTCCGGCATCATGAAGGTGAAGTGGTCTTCCAGGAAATCCATAGCCCTGTCCAGGTCAGCCACGTCCATCCGCTCGCTGGGGCCGGGAGCGAATGGCTTGCCAATGAACTTTTCCATCAGCTTTTCGCTGTGATAGTCCGCCGGGAAGTTTTCGGGCGAGAACACCCCGAAGTTCCATCCCTGGTACTGCGCAAGGTTTATCGCCAACGCATCGAGCCATTCCGACTTTCCATGGCCCGGGATGCCCGTCACCAGCGTCCACTCGCCGGGTAGGACGGTGTAGTGCCCGTCCATGCAGTTCCACCCCGTCGGCGCGCCTCGCAGGGCCTCACCCTCGTAGCGACGCAGGATTTCAGACCGGAAGTCCGTCGCCGAGAAGGTGCCTTCGATCGGTACCGGCTTCGCTTCGGTGATGCACTTCTGCAACGTCTCTGGCCCGTGCTTGATCAACACGTCATTGGCGTCCTTGCAACCCTCCGGCCAGGTCACGATCTGGCACTTGTCGCGGCCCAGGCGGCGCACGAGCTCTTCCTGCAGCCGGCGGCCCGGCGCGTCGTCGTCGACTGCGATGATGTGCTCGCGCACGTTAGCCAGCCGCTCGCTGTCCAGGAAGTCGAACTTGCTGTCGTAGTTCTTCGTGTCCGGGGTCGGGGCGCCGTCTGGCACGGAGACGCAGTTCTTGAAACCGCCCTCCTCCACCGACAGCTTGTCCATTTCGCCCTCGACCCAGATCAGCACGGCGTCGATGTCGTTCAGGCCATACAGCACCCGTTTCGCCCCCGACGCCAGCCGGAACAGCTTGTCCGGGGTGCGGTACTTGACGTTGATGACCTCGTCGCCGTCCAGGTACGGGAACATGACGCAAGTGCGTTCCGCTTCGACCTGGGGGAAGTACTGCGAGCCGTAGCCGATGCAGTTGCGCAGCAGCGTGCCCTGGCTGATCCCGCGCCCGGCGAAGTAGTCCACGACGGCCTGCGGCAGGTCGGTGCGATTCAGCACATATTCGGGCTTGCGGTAGATCTTCGGCGCTTCGGGCCGGCGCTCTTCGCCGTGGCCCAACGACCCGCCCCAGCCGCAATGATGGCAGTTCCAAAGCCCCTTATCGGTGTTGACCGACAGGCAGGGATAGTGCTTTTTCCGACGCGACGGCGAGCATTTCGGGCAGGTGGTTTTCAACTCCACGCCAGTGCGGCCGCGTAAGTCGATCCCGAAGTCATCGAAAGTCTTCACAGCACAGGCTCCGGATTACCGCAGGCATCGAAGAACCGGTTGCCGACGCGGAACCGCCCACCGTCCAGCTGGGTCACGCTTGCGCCCGGGTATCGGCCTTGCAATGTGGCAACCACCGACACGCGATCCACCGCCCCCGGCGTATCCGCCCCCGGGTCATTCGCAATGAACCGGTCGATTTGGTCGGCAGAGCGCAGGATGAGCTCGATCCCGTTGTACTTCTCCCGCCGGTCGTTCTGGCCCATGTTGTGCGGCGTCTTGCTGCATCCGCGGATCGCCCGGCGCAAATCGTCGGCGCTATGGCCGGCTTTCAGCGCCCCCCGGATGACCTTGCGCCGCTTGTCGTCCAGCACCGATCGCGGCGAATTCATGACCTCCTGCCAGTAGGCGAAGACCTCTTGCACCGGATCGGGCTTGGGCGCCGCCGGTGATTCCTGGACGTCGGCGGGCGCCCCACGGTCGGCGTCAGCCGACAAAGGGGTTTGATCTTTTGGAGACGGAGACGGAGACGGAGACGGAGACGGGGCAGTGCTAGATTCTGCTAGTGGCACGCTAGTAGCACTTTCTGGCACTGCTGCGGGCATGCTACTGGCAGCTTCAGGCACTGCGGTTTGCATGCTACCGGCATGCTCCTGGCATTCAGTGGCATCCTCGCTGCTTGCCACACCGATGCGCTCGGCATATTCGGGCATGCGCCGGGCAGCATCCTTGCGTCCGTACTGCTTGCACAGGGCAGCCCAGCGCGCCTTCTCGCTGCGTGCCTCGGAGCCTGCAACCCAGGGGTTGTGCTCTTGCCAGCCATGCACAGAACGGGCGCATTCATCCCCATCGAGGAAGCCGACATCGTGCAGCGCCGCGACGAATGCACCTTCGTCGCCGGCCCAGTCTACAGCCAGCTCGATATCTTCGTCGGACAGCCCTTCCAGGTTGCCATCGGGCCGATTGGCCGCGCACCACAGAAACAGGCAGACGAGGCGCCATGCGCCATCGCCGCCAACTCGACGGATTAGCTTCTTGGTCTTTGGGTGCGAGGCCAAGCCCACAGACAGACGTGCATCAGTTGCCATAGGCGATCAGCTCCTCAGAGGCAGGTCGAAGTACGACTGCGGGACAATAAAAAGCGTGGCCGCGTCGTAAAGCTCATAAGCCCAGCCCCGCGCCTTCAGCCAGGCCAGAAAGGCGTGGTGCACGTGGCCGTCGTAGTGATCCGGGTCCGCGCATTCCAGCGTCCACAGGATCGGCAATCCGTCGGGCATCGCGGTATCGTCGCCGCCGGCCCAGATACCCACAGCATCCTTCCATTGCCCGCCAAACTCGCGCAGCGGCCGCATCCAGAGGCCCGGAAACGTCGCCGACAGATCGGCCCGCATCGCGTCATAGGTCAAGGCTTGCATTGCATTTGCCTCCATCGCTCCACTTGAAGGCACAGCGCCGGGCCGGGTGGAGGAGTCCGGCTTTCGGGAGCTACCCGGGCGCGTGCACACCGTTGTCCGCCTACGGCCTGAACCGATGGCAGCGTTGAAAGACGGCCCGAATGCGCTCTTCACGCTCCAGACCACGATCGAATTCTGCGAGCCACCTGCGCAGCCCCCGGCGGCGCCACAACAGCCAAGCGGCCAAGCAGCAGCCCGTGATCAACATCAGCAGCCAGGTGAAGGCCGCAAGCAGGATCAGAATGGAGACGGCGGTATTCATATCGTCGGCGGCCAGTTGCCCAGCGCCAGCACGGCAAGCACTAGCGCAAGAATGAGGAAGTCGAAGGTGGCCATGTTCACGCGTCCCCCGAGCCGATCCAAACAGCTCCCGGGGCCGGTGGCGTCGTCGTGTCGCCGGGAATGTGACGTGCCGATGGCGGGAACGACGGGCGAACGCCGCGGTGCTGCTCGGGGCGCATCTCGGTGACGGTGGCCAGCGAAACCCCGGCCTCTTCGGCGCGGTCGATGAGGGTGGTGTCGGCGTTAGGCATGGGCCACCTCCCGGGCGCGATAAGACCCGAGCACCAGCGGCCCGAGGTCGAGTTTGGATTGAGAGGAATGACCGGTAATGGCAATGCGGTTGGCTTCCAGCTGGCGCCATTGCGCCCCCGAATCCGTACCGGCCAAAATCGCGCCCCCGAAGCGGCCGGCCTGGGCGATGTGTCCCAACAGCATCGCTCTGAACGACTCGACACCGGCGAAGTGCGCCAGCGCCCGGTAGATCACCGGCAACGACAGGCCATGCTTGACCATGATCTGGATCGCCAGCAGGTACAGCGGCTCGCGATCAGCTACAGTGCTTAGGGCGCTGGGATCGGGCTGGGCGACGGTGCCGCGCACGATGGCGTCGATCTTCAGGTCACACCAGACGGCGAAGTCGTCCGACAGCCAGCGGGCAAATGGCACGGCCAGCTTCGGGTGCAACCATGTGCCGGCCTGGCCGCGCACCTTGGATGTGCGAATCAGCTTGATGTCGGGAAATCCGACCTCAAAGCCGAGGGCCTTACCGAGCGCCACCATGTAGCTTTTGGTCCCCGGCAGTGCGAGCCAGTGCGCCGGCTTCTTTCCGAACCGCTTTGCCGGGCCGGTGGCGTTGAACCACCCATCGCCCATGAAGTGCACGGGCTGGCCCTCATACTGCTCGATGATCAGGGCGTTAGGCATGGCCTGCCTTTCGCGGATCGCCCTTGCGCTTCGTGCTGACCAATGCGCGGAGCGCCTCCAAGGTGCGGCTACGGACGTCGCTTCGTTTGCCACGCTCGATGGCGCTTACAGCGCCTTGCGTGATGCCAATCGCCTGGGCGATTTCGCTTTGAGACAACCCGGCATCTCGCAACGAAATGACGATTTGTTGGGCTTCCATACCAGTTCCAATAGCTAAGTATTGGATAAAATAATAGCATAGTATTATTTAAAGATGGGAGAATGAATAGATGAGTACTCTTGGCGATCGGATCAAGGAAGCGCGGTTGAGCCTCGGCATGTCGCAGGCCCAGCTTGCTCGCAAGATTGGAGTTTCTCAGGGAGCCATTGGGCACCTTGAGCAGGGGCGCACGCAGGCATCATCCCTGCTCTTACGGCTGGCCTCAGCGCTCGGCGTCAGTCCGGTATGGCTGGAATCTGGCGATGTACCCTTTTCGCAAGCAGACGATGACGCGCTCGCGGCGAAAGTCCGACTTGGTTCACCACGTCCATTTGGCGGGACTTTTCCCAATGTCGCTCCAGGCCCCGACCTGTACTCGCCTATACCGCTTATCTCGTGGGTTCAGGCAGGTGATTGGTGTGCGGTCATCGACAATTTCTCGCCTGGCGACGCTGAGGAGTGGCTACCCTGCCCTCGCCACCACAGCCCTTCGGCGTTTGCTTTGCGGGTGCGTGGCGTGAGCATGGAGCCAAAGTATCAGGACGGCGACATCATCTTCGTGGATCCAGAAGTCCAAGCGAATCACGGTCGCAACATCGTAGTCCGACTGGACAACGAAGAGGCCGCCACCTTCAAGCAGCTTGTCGAAGAGGGAGGCAAGCGCTACCTACGCCCCTTGAACCCCGATTGGCCTGGCCCAAAGCTAATCCCAATCAATGGCAACGCCACGATCTGCGGCGTCGTAATCGGGAAGTTCGTTCCCGAATAGGTTTCCAACCATCGCAGTAGCGCCCTACTTGGGCGCTTTTTTTACGCCTATCAAGTGGTTTGGTATTGACTCACTATTAATAGTTAAGTATTGTTCCATACCAAATGAAAGCCCCGTACCTGTTGACGCAGGACGGGGCTCCGGAAGTACCGCAGTTGACGCTGCGGCACTCGAACCTGGACAGCCTGAGGAGGCCAATATGTCCAAGAAAGATATCCGCCCCACGGGTGCGGAGGGGATTTCTACGCCTGTAAATATACAGCAGGTCGCACAATCGGGGAAGCCCCCGACGCTTTCCCCGAGCGAAGTCGCCAACGCATTGGGGCGCGCCGCCGAGGCATTGCGTCGCGCTGGCGCTCTCTTCTCCGTCATCAACGAAGCCCAGGCCTCCGGCCGCGAGGGGTTTTACTGCATTCCGGACCTTGTCGGAATCGGGATGGAAATCACGGGGCTGGCAGCCGAAAGCGCCCAGGAATGGGCCGATCTGGCCGAGAAATCGGCAGGCGAGGGTGCGGCATGAATCACTATCTCGTCGCCGATCCCTGGGCCGCAGACAGCCTGCCCGAACTGGGCGAGGTTCACCTCGCTTCAATCCACCGCATCGAGCGCACCATCGCCGCAATCCACGTGATGGCTCGCATGGTCGGCAATAGCTCCTACGAACCGGAGGCCAACAATTGCCAGCCGCTCGACCCCTGGGCCGTCCAGGGATTGATGGCCGGCGTTGAAAGCCTGTGTCACTACGTGCAGATGACCACGCAGGGCATGCTTGATCAGGCAGCACGCATTGCCAAGAACGGGGAGGCTTCGCAATGACCCAAGCCGCCTCGAACACCACCCCTGTCGACATGGGGATGGCGCAATGGATCGTCGATGTGCTCCAGCAGCGTGATGCGCGCATCTACTCCCTGCTGAATGCCATCGGCGACATCATCCCACCCGAAACCCATGAGCACGTCCTGTACCGCCTCGCCTTCGAGATGGCCGAGGACGAAACGAGCTGGGCCCAGTTGCGCGAAGCGCTGGGCCTGCCCGCGTACGCCGCAGCCGGAGGTGCAGCATGACCCCCGCCCAAAAGTCTCTCATCACGCCTGGTGGCATCCTGGCCCTGCTACAGCGGGTCAGCACGGACATCGATCAGATGAGTGCCTTACTGGTCGCTATCCACGACCGTGCCGCTGACGAGCCGGGAACCGACCTTGGGCTGCAGTTCGAAACCCTGGCACGCATCGGCGTCGACATAGCTGAACGGAATGGTGACCTGATGTGCGACACCATGTGCATCTTGCGCGACGTGATCGCGCAGGGAGAAGGTCATGCATAAGCCTCGCAATCAGGCCGAGCAGCTTGCGGCTGCGGTGCGCGGCCGAGCGCTGTACGTCCGCCTGTACGACAAAGCCACGGCCGAACTGTCTCAGGCCAAGGGTGAAACGGCGGCCATGCGTGAGCGCTGCGCAACCCTGGCCAGCGCGCTCGAGATCACAACCAGCATCCTCGAGGCCTCGGCCGATCCGCACCTGAAAGCCAGCGCCACCGCGGCGCGCACCCTACTGAACACTGCGGGGCGCGCCCCCGTCACGGAGGCACTTCAATGAACGCAATGATCAACGGCGGCGTTGCCGCCACCATGACGAGTCAAGAAATCGCGGACCTGGTCGAATCCCGCCATGACAGTGTCAAGCGCACCATCGAGCGTCTTTCGAACCAAGGAGTTATCACTTTCCCACCGTCGGTGGAAAAGCCATCTACCGGTGGACGACCGGCCACCGAGTTCGTGTTCTCGGGCGAGAAGGGAAAGCGAGACAGCATTATCGTCGTTGCACAGCTTTCGCCCGAGTTCACAGCGCGCCTGGTAGACCGCTGGCAGGCCCTGGAAGCTGGCGCGCCCCCCAAAGCACTCAGCCCCGCCGAGATGCTGCTAGCGCAGGCACAGCTCATGGTGGACCATCAGCGCCGCCTCGAGCAGACGGAGCAGGCAGTCTCGCATGTCCGCCAGCAAGTTGGCCAACTCGCCGAGTCACGCGTGTGGGATCACTGCCCGCAGAACTGCGAGCCGATCACCAAGATCCGCGCCCGCATGAACCAGCGCTATGGCTTGCCAGCCTGGGTCGTGGATACGGTCATGCGTGAGCTGCCGTTGAGCCTGAAGGTGCACGGCATGGTCCGTAACAACCACGAAAGCGCCGAAGGGTCGCACTATGAGGTTTGGGCCGTCGCCGACGTGACACGTGTGTTCAAGCAATTCGTGGCCGAGTGCGCGCAGGAGACCGCGTGGTTCGCCTCGCATCCAATGGTCGCGGACCGCTTCAAGCTGCGGAGCGCCCAAGGGGAAGCCGCATGAAACAACCGGATGTATGGAGCAATGGGGAAAGTCTGCTTACTCTGCCGGCGGTGAAGGCGCGTGTCGGCATGGGGAAGACCAAGATCTACGAACAGATCAAGGCCGGAGCATTCCCGGCATGCATCAAGAACGGGCGGACGTCGCTGTGGATCGAGTCCGAGGTGCAAGCGTGGGTCCAACAGCAGATTAAGCAGCAACGAAGTTTCGGCACTTAAAAATGCGGGCCAGCCGGCCTCTACGGCATAATTCGTTACAGAGGAGGGTAACGACTGTGACAATACAAAAACGGCTGGCCCACGCATTTTTAGCTTTCATATGTCTAGGATTGACTCCTGGTGCTCAAGCCAAGAATTGCAAGACCGGGCAACCATGCGGAAACTCGTGCATATCATGGAGCAAAACCTGCCGTGTCGGGTCCGGCGGTAGCGGCACGTCTTACGCCCCCCCCCGCTCGTCCTCTCCCCCACCCGCGCCCCAAATCTCCGCCAACCCCAAGCCGACCCTTGCGCCCCCGCCAGCAGTGCCGCCAGTGATCAGCAACCTACCCGCTGGTTCATCAGAAGCCACGCGCACCATGCGGGTGGATGGCGCAGCCTTCGAGTGGCCAGCGTTTGAAGCCCCGGTAGTCGCTCACATCAAAGCCGGCACCGTAATTCCAATCTATCGGAGGCACGGTCAATGGGTAAGAATATCGCCAGACTCAGCGCCTATCCATCAATGGGTGCATGATGCGGTGTTGCTCAAGTAGTTCTGTCGCCGCCACGGCTGCAGCGACGCTGCCGGTGAACTGCTCCGTTCACTGCCAACGCCTATGAATGTTGAGAGTGCTGCTCCAAAGTGCTGGAACAGCGAAACCAAGAAGATCAGGCCGTGAGCAACTTCCCGAGCAAGCGCGGCTGGCCTGATAGCTGTGACGCGAACCAGTAGGCAACAAAAAAGCCACCCGGAGGTGGCTTTGGCTACTGTCTATAACTGCTTGAAGCGGCTCGATATTTTCCAAGGGACTTCTACCGTAGACGCTTCTACTGCGTTGGATTGCTCAACAATTCTCGGCCACCACAGCGCGAACTGCGAAAGTTTTTCCCAGTAACGCTTGGAAGCCCAAGAGGGCTGCAGCACAAAGACGGAAAGACCATACTGCCGAATTACCTGACGCTCCGCGCCGGCTTGCTTGCGAAATTTATCACAGGACACTATTGCCCAGTTTCCTTCTTCGCCAAGAACCGTCAGCCATTCTTGATCCTTCGTATTGGCGGCAAACTTCTCACGAAGATGGCGTACCTCGCCCAGTGCCGTATCAGGAAAGGACCGCTGGCTCGCTGCAGCAAACGTAGCCGCCCAACTGGGCGGCAAATTATTGTCAAAGAGGAAATTCAATGCGCCGTCTGCTTCAAGCTCTCTTCGAACTTGATAGCAGAGCGGACATACTTAACCGCCACGTCATAGATTTCTGACGTGAGGTGCAGTGCGCTGTCATTTGCCCCCTCGGCTAAGAAAGAGGCATAAAGAGCATCGGTCGGAGTCCCCGTATCTTCCACAATCGGGCTTCCGAACTGTCGCGCAGGGTCAAGGACAATATGGTCTCTGCGCGTGGTCGGGTACCATTTAGTGGCCTGTGATCCGTTGTATTCGATCCCCGCGTAAAGAGAGGGATGAATGATGTCTCTGAACACAATTTGGCGATTTCGAAGGTCAACCATCGCGTCTTCGCTCTCAACTTCCTTGAGCGCCTCTCCAAAGATGGTCTTGCCATCAGTTTTGAATTGGAGAGTCGTGAATGGATAATCAACCCCATAGATCGCTTGAGCGCTCTCCAGGCATCGCCGAATTACGATTAGCGGAATCCCATGGGCGATGAAGGCTCGTACAAAGCGCACCTCCAGCAGGTCCCGGAATCCGATGACCGGTTCGTCATAATTCCCGAGTTCAACCTGGGTCTTCCACAAAGGTGCTGAAAACGTGCGGACAGACGCCTCGCCACGCCCCTTTTGGTAGTGATAACCAAAGAGCCAGCGATTTAAGTCGCGAGACTTTGCCTGGACTAGCCGAGCAGCTTCCCGCAGCGAGTACATTCCGGTTCCGTCGTACATGTGGGGCAGGTAAATTTGAGGGTGAGTGTAGCATTTGCGTGTTGATTTTCCACCCGCGCCAACCCCAACAAACCCTTTCCCGCTGATACCCGTTGGCTTAATCAAAAGGGCAACAATGCACGCCGCTCACGACCGCACCCACTGCCCCGCCTCATCGTCCCGCAGCCTGCCACCAGCCCAGACGACCTGTCCTAGCACCCGCACAGAATGGCCGCCCCCAGCAATAGCGATGAACCGGCTAGACCCTGCCCCCATTTGAGCGTGTCGCCCCGGCAGTCTTCACGGCTATCTTGAGACGCGGACAGAGCATAGCGTAGAAGTGAAATCTGTTCGAAGTGCCCCCCGCCGACCGGTTGCCCCATAAGTTGCCCCATCGCCTCAGAAATGACAAAGGCCGTTAGTGAACACTCTCACTAACGGCCTTGATTTTATTGGTCGGGGCGGCGGGATTCGAACTCGCGACCCTCTGCTCCCAAAGCAGATGCGCTACCAGGCTGCGCTACGCCCCGAAGGGTGGCAACTATACCAGATACTGGCCCGCCGGCGTCATCGTGGCGGTCCCGCCCGGGGCCCGCCCACAGGCTGTCACCTGGCTGCCTACCCTATATTTGAAATGCAAACGGCGCGCCTGGGCGCGCCGTTTCCGGTCCGCGGACGTCCGCAGCCGCTCAGCCGAAACGGCCCGTGATGTAGTCTTCCGTTTCCTTGCGCGACGGCTTCACGAAGATCTGGTCGGTCTGGCCGAATTCCATCAGCTCGCCCAGGTACATGTAGGCGGTGAAGTCCGAGCAGCGGGCCGCCTGCTGCATGTTGTGCGTCACGATGACGACGGTGTAGTCGTTCTTCAGTTCGGCGATCAGTTCTTCGATCTTGGCGGTGGAAATCGGGTCCAGCGCGGAGCACGGCTCGTCCAGGAGCAGCACCTCGGGCTTGATGGCGACGCCGCGCGCGATGCACAGGCGCTGCTGCTGGCCGCCCGAGAGGCTGTTGCCGTTCTGGTGCAGCTTGTCCTTCACTTCGTTCCACAGCGCGGCCTTGCTCAGCGCCCATTCCACGCGCTCGTCCATCTCGCCCTTGGACAGGCGCTCGAACAGGCGCACGCCGAAGGCGATGTTGTCGTAGATGCTCATGGGGAACGGCGTGGGCTTCTGGAACACCATGCCGACCTTGGCCCGGATCAGGGAGATGTCGGTCTTGGCGGTCAACAGGTTTTCGCCGTCCAGGATGATCTCGCCCTCGGCGCGCTGGCCGGGATACAGCTCGAACATGCGGTTGAACGTGCGCAGCAGCGTGGACTTGCCGCAGCCCGACGGGCCGATGAAGGCGGTGACCTTCTTCTCCTGGATCGACATGTTCACATTGCGGATCGCATGGAACTTGCCGTAGTAGAAGTTCAGGTTCTTGACCTCGATCTTGTTCTTGACGGCGGTAACGGTGTTTTCCATTTGGTTTCCCTTGGCGCCGGCGCGCCTTGCGCGCCGGTATAGCGATCTTTACTTGCGGAACATGTTGCGGGCAATGATGTTGATGCCCAGCACCAGCAGCGTAATCAGCGTGGCCCCGGCCCAGGCCAGGTTGTTCCAGTCCTTGAAGGGGCTGGCGGCGTATTGGTAGATCACGACCGGCAGGTTGGCCATCGGCGCGTTCATGTTGAACGACATGAACTGGTTGGACAGCGCGGTGAACAGCAGCGGCGCGGTCTCGCCGGAGATGCGGGCGATGGCCAGCAGCACGCCGGTGATGATGCCGGTCTTGGCGGCGCGATAGCACACCAGGGTGATCATGCGCCACTTGGGGCAGCCCAGCGCCGCGGCGGCTTCGCGCAGGCTGTTGGGAACCAGCAGCAGCATGTTGTCGGTGGTGCGCACCACCACCGGGATCACCAGGATGGAGAGCGCCAGCGCGCCGGCCCAGCCCGAGTAGTGCCCCACCTGCGCCACGTACACGGCGTAGATGAAGAGGCCGATGATGATGGAAGGAGCCGACAGCAGCACGTCGTTCAGGAAGCGCGTGGCCGGCGCCAGCCAGCCGCGGTGGCCGTATTCGGCCAGGTAGGTGCCGGCCAGGATGCCGACCGGCGTGCCGATCAGCGTGCCGACCCCGGCCATGACCACGCTGCCGAAGATGGCGTTGATCAGGCCGCCGGCCTGTCCGGGCGGCGGGGTGATCTCGGTGAACAGGGTCAGCGACAGGGCGGGCGCGCCCTTGACCAGCAGGGTCAGAATGATCCAGAACAGCCAGAACAGCCCGAACGCCAGCGTGCCCAGCGAGACGGTCAACATGATGCGGTTGACCACGCGGCGCCGGCGGTAGATGCCGTTCTGCATATTGAGTACGGATACAGCCATGTTTTTTTCCTTGTGCTCGCGGCGCGTCAGGACTTCTTGCCTTCGTTGGCGGAGAGGCGAATCAACAGCACCTTGGCCAGCGCCAGCACGATCGTCGTGATCAGGAACAGGATCAGGCCCAGTTCCAGGAGCGCCGCTTTCTGGATCCCGCCCGCTTCGTTGAATTCATTGGCCAGCGCGGAGGCAATCGAGTTGCCGGGCGAGAACAGCGAGCCGGACCACTTGAAGGCGTTGCCGATGACGAAGGTGACGGCCATGGTCTCGCCCAGCGCGCGCCCCAGGCCGAGCATGATGCCGCCGATGACGCCAGACTTCGTGAACGGCAGGACCACGCGCCACATCACTTCCCAGGTCGTGCTGCCCAGGCCGTAGGCCGATTCCTTGAGCATCGTCGGCACGAGTTCGAACACGTCGCGCATGACCGCGGCGATGAACGGGATGATCATGATCGAGAGAATCAGGCCCGCCGTGAAGATGCCGATGCCGAAGGGCGGCCCCGCGAAGATGCCGCCGATCACGGGCACGCTGCCCAGCGTGGCGATCAGGAAGGGCTGCACGTATTGCTGGAACACGGGGACGAAGACGAACAGGCCCCACATGCCGTAGATGATGGACGGAATGGCCGCCAGCATTTCGATGGCGGTGCCCAACGGGCGACGCAGCCAGGTGGGCGACAGTTCGGTCAGGAAGATGGCGATGCCGAACGACACGGGCACGGCGATGATCAGGGCGATGGCCGAGGTCAGGAGCGTGCCGATGATGGGCACGACCGCGCCGTAGTTCTGGTTGACGGGGTCCCAGTCGTTGAGCCAGAGGAACGACAGGCCGTATTTGGCCAGCGATTCCCGACTGCCATAAATCAGGGACACCAGGATCGCCGCCAACAGGATGAACACCAGGAAGGCGAACAGCCGTGTCAGATTCTTGAATAGCGCATCCATCAGCGCGTTGTTGTTTTGCTTCATAGGCGAAGGCGTGCCGGTAGTCACGGAGTCCGCCACGCTGGGCGGAAGCGGCACACTATTATCCATTACCGCGCTCATGGATGGACTTTCCTTGGAAAATCTGAGGGAGAGACTTCGGGGGGTTGGGGCGGGCCGGCCCTGGCTTCCTTGGAGGGAAGGCCAGGGCGGTCGTGATGGGTTGCGCGCGCTCCGGGCCGGCATTCTTGCCGAGTCTTTGCCGCGCTACACCCATCCTACCAGACGGCCTTGCCGTCGGCGGCCTTGACCTCGCCCCAAGCGGCGCGGATTTCCTTGGTCACGGCTTCCGGCAGCGGCACGTAGTCCATCGCTTCGGCCGACTTGGCGCCGTTCTTGAACGCCCAGTCGAAGAATTCCAGCACAGCCTTGCCCTGGGCCGGCTTGTCTTGCGACTTGTGCACCAGGATGAAGGTGGCGGCGGTCACGGGCCACGAATCGGCGCCCGGCTCGTCGGTCAGGACCACGCCCATGCCGGGCGCGCTCTTCCAGTCGGCGTTGGCGGCCGCGGCGGCGAAGGCCTTCTGCTCGGGCTGGACGAACTTGCCGTCCTTGTTCTGCAGCTGCGTCCAGGCCAGCTTGTTCTGCTTGGCGTAGGCGTATTCGACGTAGCCGATCGAGTTCTTCAGCTGGCCGACGTAGGCGGCGACGCCTTCGTTGCCCTTGCCGCCCTGGCCGGTGGGCCACTTGACGGCCTTGCCTTCACCGACCTGCGACTTCCAGTCGGCCGACACCTTGGACAGGTAGTTGGTCCAGCCGAAGGTGGTGCCCGAGCCGTCCGAACGGTGCACGACGATGATGTCGGCCGACGGCAGCTTGAGGTCGGGGTTCAGCGCCTTGATGGCGGCGTCGTCCCACTTCTTGATCTTGCCCAGGAAGATGTCGGCCAGCACGGTGCCCGACAGCTTCAGCTTGCCCGGCTCCACGCCGTCGATGTTGACCACGGCAACGGTGCCGCCGATCACGGCGGGGAACTGCAGCAGGCCGTTCTTTTCCAGGTCGGCTGCCTTCATCGGGTCATCCGAAGCGCCGAAATCGACGGTCTTGGCGATGATCTGCTGCTGGCCGCCGCCCGAACCGATCGACTGGTAGTTCACGGCGTTGTTGGTGGCAGCCTTGTAGTCCGACGCCCACTTGGCGTAGATCGGGTACGGGAACGATGCGCCGGCGCCGGTCACATCGGCGGCCTGGACGGCGAAGACGGCGGCGCTCAGCGCGACGCCCAGGGAAACTTGTTTGAAGACACGTTTGAACATCTGGGTTCCTTCTGTGCTCGTTGGAGGAGTCTTGGCAGGCTTGGGAACTGCCTGTCTTTCAGCGACCCTCGCATCTTAGAAGTCCAAGATGACAGGATAGTGACAGTCATGATCCCCCCCCCGCAGGCGCTGCGCGCCTTCCCCCCCAGGGGGGCGCCGGTGGCGGACCGGCGGAGCCGGATCCGCGCGGCCTGGCTTTGGGGCACCTTGCCTCGAATGTCGGCCATGGGTGTGCGGGGCGCTGGAGGCGGGTCGGGGACACCGGAGGCGGATCCGCGGGGACGGATCCGCTGGTGTGGATCGGGGCGTTGCGTCGACACGCCGCCCCTTTCGGACGGCGGGAGTTACACGCCGAGCTTCTGCATCAGGTACTGATGCACGTTGAAGGGTTCGCGGCGGCTCTTGACGCGGGCGTAGTCGCCGTCGGGCTGCTGCTGCCAGGCGAGCTGGTTGTCGCGCAGGGCGTAGGTGAAGGCCTCGTCGATCACTCGTTTTTTCAGGGTCTTGTCGTAGATCGGGAAGGCGATTTCCACGCGGCGGAAGAAATTGCGGTCCATCCAGTCGGCCGAGGACAGGTAGACGGTTTCCTCGCCGTCGGCATAGAAGTAGAAGACCCGGGAATGCTCCAGGAAGCGGCCCACGATGGAACGCACCCGGATGTTCTCGGACAGCCCCGGCACGCCCGCCCGCAGGGCGCACACGCCGCGCACGATCAGGTCGATCTTCACGCCGGCCTGCCCTGCCTTGTAGAGCTCTTCGATGACCTGCTCTTCCAGCAGGGAGTTCATTTTGGCCATGATGCGGGAACGCTTGCCCGCCTTGGCCGCCCGGGCCTCGGCGCGGATCAGGGCGACCATGCCGTCGTGCATGGTGAATGGCGACTGCATCAGCGCCTTGAGCGAGCGGCGCGCGCCCAGGCCGGTCAGTTGCGCGAACACCTTGTCCATGTCCTCGCACAGCCGGGGATCGGCGGTCAGCAGGCCGAAATCGGTGTAAAGGCGCGCCGTGCGCGGATGGTAGTTGCCGGTGCCCAGGTGGGCGTAGCGGCGCAGGCGCCCTTTCTCGCGGCGCAGTACCACGGCCATCTTGGCGTGCGTCTTGTGCGCCACCACGCCGTACACCACGTGGGCGCCCACCTCTTCCAGCTTGGAAGCCCAGTTGATGTTGGTCTGCTCGTCGAACCGCGCCATCAGTTCCACCACCACCGTCACTTCCTTGCCGGCGCGCGCCGCGGCCAGCAGGATCTTCATCAGCTCGGAGTCCTCGCCAGTGCGGTAGATGGTCTGCTTGATGGCCATGACGTCCGGATCCAGTGCGGCGGCGGTCAGGAAATCGATGACGGGCTGGAACGACTGGTAGGGGTGATGCAGCAGCCGGTCCCGCTCGGCCACGGCTTCGAACAGCTCGGAGGGCTTGTCGCCCACCTTGTCGAACGGCGCCGGCACGGGCGCGCGGTAGTCGGGAAACAGCAGATCCGGCCGCGAATCCGAATTGCACAGCTGCATCAGGCGCGACAAGTTCACCGGGCCGGGCACGCGGTAGGTGTCCTCGGCCTTCAGGGAGAACTCGCGCTGCAGGAAGGTTTCGAGCTCGACCGGCGTCAGCTTGTCGATCTCCAGCCGGACGGCGGCGCCGAAATTGCGCTGCGACAGTTCGCCCTGCAGGGCGTGGCGCAGGTTGGTGACTTCCTCTTCGTCCACGAACAGGTCGCTGTTGCGCGTCACCCGCCATTGGTAACAACCCAGCATCTCCAGGCCGGGGAACAGCTCGCCGACGAAGGCGCGCAAAAGCGAAGTCAGCAGAATGTAGCCCTCGGGGTGGCCGGAGAGCTCCTGCGGCATCTTGATCAGGCGCGGCAGCGCGCGCGGTGCCTGCACCACGGCGATCGAGGCCTGGCGGCCGAACGCGTCCGCCCCCGACAGCGACACGATGAAATTCAGGCTTTTGTTATAGACGCGCGGAAAGGGATGCGCCGGATCCAGCCCGATGGGGGTCAGCAGCGGCATCACGTCGCGGTTGAACACTTCGCGCGCCCATTCCTGCTGCTGCGGATTCCATTCGGACGCGTGATGCAGGGTGATGCCCTCCGCGTGCATGGCGGGAAGGATCTCGTCGTTCAGCAGGTTGTACTGGCGCCCGACCAGTTCGTGCACGGCCTGCTGGACGTGCTCGAACGCCACGTCCGGGGTCATGCCGTCGGGCCCCACCAGGTTCGGCGACTGGCGCTGCTGCTCCTTCAGGCTGGAAATCCTGATCTCGAAGAATTCGTCCAGGTTGGAACTGACAATGCACACATAGCGCAATCGTTCGAGCAGGGGCGTTTTCGGATCCTCCGCCATCGCCAGCACACGTTCATTGAATTTCAGCAGCGACAGCTCGCGATTCATGAGCAAAGGCTCGGCGGGAGGGCGTGAGGGCATACCGGGTTCCATACGTAGGGGGAGCGTGGAGTTTTACTGCAAAAAAGTGACGGTTCCATGACACAACGCCAAAAACGTAGCGTACGCCAAAACCGGGACGTGTAACGGTCCGATATATTCTCCCAACCCCCTGTTCCGTAAGAAAAAACACGGGGTTCGGAACGCTGTCACATGGGGTCTCTATAATCAGGCCACCTCACAGCCAATATTTCACGAGCCGCATGGATCAACTTCTGGCCGCGGTGGACCTCGGGTCCAACAGCTTTCGCCTCTCCATCGGACGCATCGTTCAGCAGGACGGTAC